GTCGCTAGCTGCGGCAAACTCGCACCTTCGGCATTGATGTACATATAGCCTGTCACCTCCGTCACCTCTTGATATTTTTTCGCGTCTGCTTTGTCGTTAATTATGATATTTCCGTTGTGTTTCATTTGATTTTTTTAGCTAAATATTGACCCCGTTTTTCCGTTCCTCGAATCGCGTCCAAACGATCCCATTTTTTCGTCGTCATCGAGATTGATTTTGATTCGTTTTGCCGTCCTGGTTTGCGTCCCGCGCCTTTTCGACTACCTCCGTGATTCATTCTTCCCCTTTGACCAAATCCTCAAAAAGAACTCGGTCATTGGCTATTTCCTCTGCGCTGTACCCTTCTTTTTTGCCCAAAGTTTCTCCGTTTTTTCTCCACCATTCGATCGTGTGCACTTGGCATCCAATTTGGACTTTGCCCTCTTTCAGGTACATGGATCGCTTCCCTTTGCGCCATTTTAGCTGCGGCAAACTCACACCTTCGGCATGGATGTACACAGAGCCCGCTGTCGCTAGCTGCGGCAAACTCGCACCTTCGGCATTGATGTCCACAGAGCCCGCTGTCGCTAGCTGCGGCAAACTCGCACCTTCGGCATTGATGTACATATAGCCTGTCACCTCCGTCACCTCTTGATATTTTTTCGCGTCTGCTTTGTCGTTAATTATGATATTTCCGTTGTGTTTCATTTTTGGAATCTCCCACCCCAACTTGATTCTGTCGATACTTATTTCAAAATTTTATCGTAAATATTCCAAAAAATTAACGCGCCACGCCTCGAAGCTCAGGAGGACGGGGCCAGTAGGGCCGTTGCGGTGCTTAGCCACATCTGCCGTATAGGCAAAGGAGCCTGGCGTTTGGAGGGGAGCCTTGCCCACGATGCGATCCGCGTTGTTATCTCGGTGCAACAAGATCACTTTGTCCGCATCTGCTTCGACGGCGCCACTGTCTTTGATGTGGTGAAGGGCTGGCTTTTCATCTTTGTTCTCTGCCGTCTGACGGTTGAGTTGGGCGAGGACAACGACAGGCTTTCCCGTTTCCTTCGCTATCTGCTTCATCGTCGCTGAGATATAGGCTACCTCGTTTTGTCTGTCCTTCGGGTATTTTCGGCTCGTGGCGAGCTGGAGGTAGTCCACAACGAATAGATCGATGTTATGCTTTCTGGCCGCTCGCTTGGCGCGGCTTCGAATCAGATCTGCATCCATGCGGGGAGTGTCATCGATGAACAGTTTCCAGTTCCGCATCCATGCCTGCGCCTTCGCAATCTGGTCCCGGTCATTTGGGTCTAGCTCGCCTTTGATGATCTTGGTTAGTCCTACGTACGTCTGCATGGCATACCAGCGAACGAATAATTCCTCTCGGGTCATTTCCATTGAGAAGAATTGAACCGCATAACCGGGGATGTCCCAATATCGGGAGGTCTCGTTGTAGCGATTCTGCACAAGGTTCATGATTAGCTTTTGGGCAAAGGATGTTTTCCCAATGCCGGGGCGGGCGGCGATAATCGTCACCTGACCCGCTCCCCAGCCGAGTGTCGTTTGATCCATAGAATCGAATCCTGTGGACAATCCCTTCAAGCCGCCTCCGCTGGCGGCGTGTTCAATGATGGCTAGTCCCGCCTCTTCAATCTCAAGCCCGAAATCGGATTCCTGATTGATCACCATCCCGTCCGAGATGTTGTTTAATTCGGCTTGAGCCGCGGCCAGGATCGATTGCACGTCATCGGGTCTCTCTGAGCCCCATTTGGCCATTTCTTTCGATAGCTCCATCGTGTCGCGAAGGATTCTCTTGTCCCTGACGATCTTCACGTAACTCATGATGTTGAGATGCGTCGCGAAGCTCGTCAGATAGTCAGCAAGGCATCCTGGGCTGCCTACCCGCTCGGCCATTTTCCTGTCCGAAAGCCATTGACGCACGGTCATGACATCGATTGACTGGTTCTCGTCATCCATCTCCATAAGCACGCGATAGAGATCTTTGTTGGCCGGCACGAAGAAATCTCTTTCCTCAAGTGGATAGTTGCGCACTTCGGCGATGGTCTCTGCTGGCTGACTCAACATGCAGCCGATTACGGCGTCCTCTGCTTCTTTGGAGTAGAGGAACTGGATTTGCTCCTTCACTTTAGAGTTTCCCATGCGAGTTTAACCACTGCTGGAACTTGTCCGCCTCCGGCTCCTGCGAAGAGATGCATTTCTCTGAGAGGTACTCGTACATCGGTCATACCTTCCCTTTATCGGGAGCAACGGGTTTCTCTTCCTCCTGCTCACTCACCCCAACAACTTCCTTGTTGATTTCGTGGCGATCAGGCCCGTAACAGTCATTCCAAATCGTGACCGCTTCGTGCATCGTCGGGTATAGGCAAGTCTCAATTCCGCACCAGCAGCACCTAGCGGCCCAACCTTTTTCCTTGTGCTTCAAGTCGGGAATGAGTTGGGCATGTCGGATGCCCCTCCCTTCCTCTTCGCAATTTCCGCAAGTCTTCAAATCATCTGATGTGAGCAAGCTCATGGTTTTTCCTCCGTTTGTTCGCTGACTGCCACAATCACCGCTGCCAACTCTTTCCCCGCTCTCGCGTCCAGAAAGGCCCGCACATCAGCCACAGAGGCCATTGTAGCGGCTTTGGACAGCATCCTGCGCAGATACTCCGGGCTGCGTGTGCAGCCTCCTGGATCGCCTGCTAGGTGCGCTTCCCATTGTTGCACGAGCAGGTTGAGGTCGTGGCCCCAAAAGGGTATTTCGAGGGCTGCCGGCTTGGTTGAGGTGGGCTTGACCGATGAAGGGTCAAACTTCTCCTTGTTTCCTCGCCACGTTCGCAGGGTAGCCTTCCAGCAAACCACTTTGTTGCGGCCAAGCATCCATCCTTTTGCATCGTGATGATCGAACCATCGTTCCACATCCTTTTCCGTCAGCCCTATCTCTTTCCCGTACCCGATTGCTTCAGATGCTTCTGGTCTTTTAAAGACTTTAGGGCTTGGCTTCTTAATATCTGTAGTACTCTCTGATGTAATCTCTGTATCTATAGTTTGTCGGTTTCCGACATGCTGGCTGGTCTCTTTCCGACGTACAGGCGAGGGCGTTGCCGACAGGCCAGCCTTCAACTTGGCTTGGTTCACTCGATAGAAAAGTTGGGCCGGAATCCCTTCAAGGCTTTCCTCCAAGATCCCAAGCTCCTTAAGCGTCTTCCGCGCCGTCTCCTGTTCGCGACGAGTAAGGCCCGTTTCATCCTGCCATTCCGATTGTTTTTTAAAGAACCATCCTTCGCTGTCTCCTCGGGTCGTCCAGTAACAGGCTTGAGAAAGAAAAAGGGCGGCGTTGATACTTCCGGTCAGTGCCACGTATGGACGTTGAAAGGCTATGGGCCTGTCCATGATGTCGATAAGATTCATGAATCCTCACGCAGTGAAGCATTGATCTCTTCAATCTCTTTTGCGCTCAATCTGAGCGTTCGATTAACTGCCTGCTTGAGGGCGAGTAAAGCCTCTCGGGGAGGAATCTCGCAGCCATCTTGGGGCCGCGTGAATGTACTTACAATTTCTCCCAATCCATCGGCAAGTGTTTCTCTGCAAAACTGCCTGTTCTTTTCCTGCGGCGACCTAACAATAGTGACCATAAACCGTCTCCTAAAATGAGACTAGCCAGCCTACCCTCGAAGTCGAAATCCGTAGCGGGCGTCAACAACCCATTGGATTCGAGGATAAACTGGCTAGTCAAAGTTAACCGACGCTACGCGCTTTTCGACGGCGCAACCGACGTTGTTATTTTGCATTCCCGCTACTAGAAGTCAACGGGAAAGCGCACCTTCCGCTCATCCGTTCCCATCGCCATCTGCCTGATTTGCTCTCCACTAAACAAGCTGTTCTCTCTTCCAACTAGCACGGTGTGGCCGCCCTCGACATGCTTCCGTATCCGCAGGCGAACGTATTCGACTATCTTGGGATGGCTCGCCCCAAGATTGAAATCCTTAAGCTCTATTGTGATCACTATTTTCTTTTGCGTTCCAGCTATCGGGAGTCAATCAAACTTTCACGAGATGATCAGTCTTTCAGCGCCAACATGCGCTCTACCAATTCGTGTGCGCTCACCTGCAATTCCTCCTTCGTTTTTTTGAGGGCATCCCTGGAGGCATCCCAGGCGGCAGCCCTGGCGGCAGCCCCGGAGGCATCCCAGGTGGCATCCCAGGCGGCATCCCTGGCGGCAGCCCCGGAGGCATCCCAGGCGGCATCCCAGGCGGCATCCCTGGAGGCATCCCAGGCGGCAGCCCTGGCGGCAGCCCCGGAGGCATCCCTGGAGGCATCCCAGGCGGCAGCCCTGGCGGCAGCCCCGGAGGCATCCCAGGCGGCATCCCAGGCGGCATCCCTGGCGGCAGCCCTGGCGGCAGCCCCGGAGGCATCCCAGGTGGCATCCCAGGCGGCATCCCTGGCGGCAGCCCCGGAGGCAGCCCCGGAGGCAGCCCAGGCGGCATCCCTGGCGGCAGCCCTGGCGGCAGCCCCGGAGGCAGCCCAGGCGGCATCCCTGGCGGCAGCCCCGGAGGCAGCCCAGGCGGCAGCCCTGGCGGCAGCCGCCTTCTTCTGGGAGGTGTGGAGGGCCGGAAGCGCCGCATTTAATGTGGCCGCATCCACAATCTCCGGCAGCGATGCCAACGCATCCGCCTCAGTGTCCAGCTTTGCCAGACGCAACCATGCCGTCGTTTGCACTCGCACCAGCCAATCCATCGCCATCGCCGATCGTCGCCGCTCAATTTCCAGCGTCGATTTGCTCCCCACCAGAAGAGGAATGTAACGCTTCAGTTGCTGTCGATCATCATCGGGCAAAGCATCATTCCAACTCCGCAAAAAAGTCGCGACAACCGGACATGCACACGCTGGCGAATCACTCCATGGTTCCCCAGCTACAAAACTCACCGCTTCCATCACGCACATCCCCTCCTCGATCGAGGCATGATTCCCCACTTTCAAAACCACCGTCTCTAAGTCCAACGTCTTCATATAGATTCTGTCCTCTCTTGTGTTTGTTGTTACCGTCAAAAATAATTACGGACGGTCGCACGACTTCAGCCCCAGTTCATCGAATGAGACGCGCACCTTCACGGCATCGCCTCCACAAAAGCGGCTGAAGTTCTCCAGACCGCATTGCACTGAAGGCAGCGGATCGTGGATGCCTTGGACTGCGCCAAGAATCGCCCGGGACGTACCCGATAGCTTTCTAGGCTCCAATCCCTCTCTTTGATGGGTAGATGCCGCTCAGGGCATTTGCAGGCTCGATTCGTGATGATCCCTGCCTTGATCAGGAAAGCCCTCGCGGCAGTTTTTGATTTGCAAAGCTTCCTGCCAATTCTTTTTATGCTGGCGATTTCACGCCTAACATCGGCCTCCGTCATTGTCGAATAGGTGTTCATGCCCCCTACCTTTTGCCTTTGGAAATAAGGTATGTGCGCACGTCGTGAATTCTCGCCAATCTCCAAGATGATGATATTTTCATAAGTATAGCCTTGTTGGTCATTGATGCGTTCGATGCTTTTGCATCCGCTGCGCCTACCGCGCAATTGCAGATAACCTGTTTCATCGCAGAATCGCTTAAATTCTTCCCATGTTAAAGTGCAATCAATTCCCCTTCGGGCTGCGTTACCTCTGAGCTTGCGCAAGAAATAACTGATCGGATTGTTCTCACGATCTTTTGCTGTCTTGCATCTGGCACAGAATTTAGACTTAGAGCGCTTGGCAGGAACCCTGCGGCAATATTTAGTCTGACACTTCATGTGCACCTCCAAAGTTTGAGCACTCCCATGTGCGTTCGGGTGACGAAAAATCTGCGATTCTCCCGGCCCCACTTCAAAGCGCGATTGCGTTCGCTTTCGCCAGCCAGGATCATCTCATCCTTCTTGCCCAGCTTTTCAAGCTTGGCGATCAGGCTGTCTTGACGTTTGGGTCCGCGTTTCATGACTCCACCTCACCGTAAAGGCTCATCATCTTCCGCTTGTACATCGCCGTCTCTTGGTTCCCGATAAAGGGGAGCCATGCGCCACGGTTCAGACGGTAGGCGTTAAAGCGCATCACTCCGTCATCTCTCCATAGCTCGGCTCTGAAACAGTCCCCAGTAGTTGATTCCCATTCCAGAGATTCGATCACATCGAAGTGCATTCCCTTCGCGTAGGTTAGTCTTCCCATGCTGGTGTTGGTGCTCATGATCCAGAACCAAGAGGATTAACGCCTCGTTTTACTGGAACCATGGGAATGACTGGCCCATACGCGTTCGCTTGAACTGCCCCGCATGATTCACATGTGGGGATCGGTGGATGAGTCCCCATCCAAACGAGGGGAACGCTCACCCTGCCTCCGCAAATGCTGCATGTGCCAACAGTGTTCATATTCGATAAATCCATATTGTCCTTTCAGGTTGAAACTATCAGGTAGCAGTCAGCCCCAAGGCTTGACCGTGCCCATGTGAGGGCTTGTCCCAGATGATCGAACTTGCGTAAAGCTCGGGTATTTGACCGAGGCTCTGATGCTGATTCTTTCTTCTGGAAGATGTACTTTTTTCCTTTCTCGAATCCAGTCTCATCACCGTAGCGTGGTAGATGGCCAGGACGGAAGAGTTCAAGGCTTTGGCGTATCATCTTTTCTCCGGTGCAATATCTATCGATCCCCTCGTCTTCAGCATGGCATAGCTCAAAATCAAGAGGGCATCGCAGTTCGATAAGGTTACTTTTACGTCAGGGAAGCGCCGCTGGGCAATCTCCTTAAGCTGATTCTTCCACGCTTGGCGCGTGCCTGATTTGCGGGTGAAGGTCATTCGCTGCCATTCGGTTGGCATGACTTCCACTGGCGTGATTCCAAATCCCTCGCAGATGCCCAGCATGATGCCGTAGTTCTTTCCGAAGTTGAACATCAAGTGAGATGAGTTCTGAAGGTTGAACGCCTCCTCCTCTCCATCCGATTGCTTGCGGCGGGGGATGAAGCCTGTGACTTTTTCAATGTAGACGATGATTTCTTCATCGGGTGGCTCCTCATCTGAGTTCTGGCCCAATCCCTGAGCTTGACCTATCGCCATTGTAAACTCTCCACGATTGGCCATGCTGCACGTTTTCACCTCACCCGAGGAATCTTGCCATGCCATGCCTCCAGAGCCGCCTGGGTCCACAGCCGCGATCACGCGTCCCCCTTCGTGAATCGATTGCCTCGTGACTTGCCTTCAAGCTTGAAATGCTCAAAGGCAGATTTCAATTTGAACTCCCTCTCCCTCGACTTAGCCAGAGGCATCAAGGGCACGCATAGAACAGCCATCGAATATGGAATGGTCAATTGGCCCCCAATTCCGCCCGTATCAGGGTTTCCAAAGCTGCGGCGAGTCCGTCAAAGCCTTCTGCCTTGGCTTTGTCCCATGCGAGATAAAGAGAAAATAGGGTCATTTCTCTCCCTTCATCGGGACATAAACGCATCCCATTTTAACCGCCATTTCCTCCGTGGCATCCAGATCACCCAGCAGGTAGAGGATTGCGCCTACGGGATCTGATTCCCAAAGCGCATAGAACCGTTCTCCGCTACCAGCCTTACGCTTCGTTCCCAACACCTTGGCAAGCTCGTCCATCCCGCCTGTTTTAACTTGGTTGTCGCCAAGCTTCCAAAGCTCCTGCAGGTCCAATGAAACGGAGTCGTTGAAGTATCGCCCCTTGCGCAGAGACCAGGGAACCGCAGCCCCCATTATCCAGCAGCGACGGAAGATGAAGGGCAGGTCAAATCCATGCGTGTAGAAGCCGATCAGCTTAAAGGCCGATTGGTGATCCAGATTGCGGGGAGTTACGGCTCCGCTGTTGACGTTGGCGGCGAAGCAATGGAGCGCGTCCCGCTCCGATGCCATCCAATGGAAACTGACGATGCTCGGGTAGGTTGCCCTTCCGATCTTGTCGAGTTGTTCCTTGCTCGCCCCGGCGACAAGGATATGCGTAACCTTGGCCTCATAGTCCCTGATCCCGATCAGCTTGACGGAGCCGGTGACCGCGGACAGGGCTGCGTCATCGATGAACTTTTGCTTGGCCTCGATCTGGCGCTCTTCCCATGTTGACCGAGCGGCTTCTGTAGCCACTGCATGGTCAGCCAGCTTCTTTTGCTTCCACGCATCCTGCTTCGCTTCGTCGCCGCCATAGACCGGGCATTTGCTCAAATCTGCCTCGGGAGGATTCTTGATGTCCTCTGGCATGACGGCGGGTGGTGGCATCAAGGCCAGAAGCTCGGCCTCTGGACGCGGTACTGTTTCGATATCCCACAGAAAATGGCGCATGGCTATTTATCCCCCATTGGTAGAGTGTCTGCCATTTCGTCGAATGCCTGCGCCTGCGTTCCTTCCCAATCATCCAGCAAAGCTTTCGCTTCGCTTTCGGGGATGGCGTCGAAGGTCTCTGCCTTGCTTCCCATACGCTTGTTCACGGTGACGACGGATTCAAGGGTGATCTTGAGAGCCTTACATTTCTCAAAGAGCATTTCGAGGCTCGTTTCCTTCTCCAATTCAGCCCGCCGCATGGCCAGCGCAGCAATCAGGATGCTGTCCTGCTTTGTTGGTGACTTGATCTCGGCAACCTTCCTTTCCAACATGGCAATCGCCTCGGGGATGAGAGTGCCCAACTTCTTGCCGAGGATTCCGCTTTTGGTACCCATGTGGCTTGTGATCTCACGCCATGAAGTGACCATCGCTTCTTTGGCAGGACGCGAGTACTGCTTTGTCCCGTTATCGGGAGCCTTGGTCTCGGGGAAGGGAACGGTCGGGGCTTCCTGATAGCTACCTTTGGGAAGCGGCTTAGTCGCAGGAAGCGGGCGGCGTTGCTCTCCCGGACCCGTTGCCTTATTTCCATCATCGTCTTCTGCTTCCAGTCCTGTCATGGCCTGAAGCGAGTATCGGCGCATGTAGGAGATGACGGAGCCGCGGCCTTGGGGGGTGTCGCCTGAGACCCATTCCTTGGCCTCCTTATCCCACTTCTCGGGGATTTGCATCCGAATCCGGCCCCTGATCCATTCCCCGCTGGCATGCATCAGAATCGTGTCCAGATACATCCCATGCTCATCGCTACCGGGGATTTGAGTGTGAGCTATTCCGTGCTTCGAAAGCGGCTCTCGAATGGCTCCAATGACCGCAGCGAGGTCAGCGTATTTTGACGCGAAGAACGGATTGGCACTCCCCTTCTTTGCTCCTGACATTTCTCCCTGAGCCGAAGCCAGGGCCTTTGCTATCTCCATTATCGTTGGCGAGGTCATCGCCGATTTGATTTCATCTTCCATAGGTCTCCTATTGTTGGTCGTTCCATTCAAAATCCGTTGAGCCATCCAAATGGACTGCCCAATGCGCTGCACCGTGTCTGACCGCCGCTTGCCTCCAATCCCTTTGCACAGTCGCAACGGTGATAAGTAGGCAATATATCCCGAAAAGAAAACCTATTAGAAAAGGTCTCCACAGACAAATGAAGCACCATTTTCTATTGCAAAAATATTCGCTCACTTGCCCCTCCCCACCGTTCCCCGCAGAAGCCAGTCGATCCCATCCCGCATCTTGACGATCCCTTCGCCCTTCCTGAAGCAGGAGCCGTAGCGGGAACGGGCGGTTTTCGTTCCCATTGGTTTCCCTGCCAGTTTCATAGACTGGACTTCGGGTTGTGTGATTCTGAATGTCATGGTCTCCTTTGTTGTTGAGACCCACTCTAACGCTTTTGCGTGAGATGGCAAGCAAATAAACAATTTATTTTAAAGGAAGGCCACTGTGGCTCTTGCGCCATCTCTCGCGGGTCTCTGCCGTGTCGCAGAGCCAGCCTCGTTCCCGAGCTTCATTTGCATGAGCCTCGACCCAAGCGTGACCCTCGAAAGAAAGTCCGATCCAAGTCGATTCATCAAGGAAGTAGCGGCCTCTGCGCCATGCGTGATGGATCGTTGTGCTGGCTCGCTGATGCGGCCTCTTCACTCCATGCTGATCAACGATGCATCCCTTCAATGCAACTGGACAATTGGCGTTTTCGATATTAGCGAGGAACCAGACGCGTTGCCGTGCATAGGCCAAGGCTCGTTGCTTTCCCCTCTGACTGTATTTCGGCAAAGGCTTTCTCCCTTTGACGGGATTATGGAGCGAGCCAGTTTGCCTCGGTATCTCCCACCGCTTCAGTCTTTCGTTCCACTCCGCGAGCTTCGAGGGTTTCATTGACCGACGGGATTTCATGCTGTCCTTTTCCGGCGCAAACATAGCGCCGTTTGATTTCAGATTGAATCTGGCCTTTGAGATAGTCCAGTTCGATGGTCGTCAGTGATTGTACGTCCCGCCAGATTTCTCCCGGCGTTTTCACGAAAGCAGATATTTTGCCGCACCCATGATGCGGAAAAAAACATGGATCAAGCCGTTATCAAGATTTCCCCCAAGATCAAGGAACGTCTGAGGACAGAGATCGAGGGGGCGGTTGAGCGATTGTCCCTTGTAGGTGATCGCCGGTCCTACATCGATAAGCGGAATCGTCTTCTGGACGCCGACAATGGCTGCTCCCCACGGGCCGCGAACCAGGGCATTGACGATGATCGGAGTCTTCCACGGGATGGGCCCCAACGGGCTGCCTTCACAGTTTGGGACGATGCCACCGCTGGCGGTCTTGTACATTGGAACGGAGCATCCTTGAACGCCCATCTTCGTGTTGTCGACGCCACTCGCACTTTGTCCGTCATCCAAAGAATCCCGAGGGCCTCCGAACCAACTGGCCATCACTGGATTCTCAAATGATCCAATAACGAGATCGTTTCCGTCAACGATGGGTTTCCAGGTGATCACGGATTCCTTAAATGCTGCATGATGTCGTAAGCCGCATCAACATGCTCGGCATCCATTCGCCAAGGAAAGTCCACATCTCCCGGCGCAGAGGTGAAATAAGTCATCGGCACGCCATGGGCGATCATCAGGTCATGCCGTAGTTGGGAGATCATGAAGGATTTGTGACCGGGAGCAACGACTATGCCGCCTGTGGGCTGTGTAGGGTGGGCTATAGGAGGCGTGACGCAGCCGCTGAGCAGAATGACCAAAGCTGTAAGCATAGCTCCAAAGTAGGCGCCCCTAACTAAGTCGCTGACTCCAAGTAAATACCATGTTGATTTCATGACAGGTCAGCATCCACTTTTGAGGCATCCCCTGATTTCAGCGCATCAACGGCGTCCTGATGCGCCCGATCCTTGTCCTGCTGAAGAGCCACGTTCTTTCGCGCCTGAACCATTGTGGGCGAGTTCAGGAAGGCAAGCTCATCATCCGTCAGTTTGACGATATCCCCGGCAAGCGTGAGCCCCGCCGTAATGGTTGGAGCTATATCCACCGCGACCGTTGCGGATGGACTCAGAGATGTCGATGCAGGAGTGGTCACGCGAAATGAGGGTCAAGAGCAGCGAAGATCATGCCTGAACTTTCGAACCAACTCGAATGCAGGATGGTCACTTGTAACGAGCCGTTGACGAACGCATAGCCAAGGGTGATTTCAGAATGGCCAGGAGGACTGAAGGTACCCGTATTGCCCGGAGGCAGATTCAAGGCAGCAAGGGCGGCGGTGAACTTATCTTGAGTGAGGGGATAATTTTTGCTCACGGCTTATTCCTTCCCAATTGCGGCAGCCGCTCCTGGCGAGGACAGGCAGATGTTCATGGTTTCGAGCTGTTGCGATTTGGACGGCGGGGCGACGTAAGATGAGACAGCGGGCGTGGCAGCAGCGGCGGCAACCGTATTCACGATAGCGCCAACAGAGGACTGGCTCAGCGCAGTATTAACAGCGGCTTGTTGGGCGGCGGGAGTCGTAGCGGAGGCAATCGCGGTGTTCACCTGATTAAGCAGGGTGGTAATGGCTGGCGTCACTGCCTTGGTCTGCACCGCGAGGTCATTAACAGCAGCCGCATCGCCCTGGTTATGCGTCAGCGTCAGAATCGTTTCAAGCGTTGGGGCGGCAGTCTGGAAGCCTGTATTGGCCTGTTGGAGGACATTAGCGACGGTATTAAGCGCGGTTTCAACATTGGTTACATCGGTCTGCGCGGCAGGCGTGAGCCCCCCCCCAGCAGCGCAACCAGTGGAGAGTGAGCAGAAACAGAGTGCGGCGATACCTCCAAAGAGAGCGCAAAGGGAGGAATAGGTGAGTAGGTTTTTCATTGGTCTTTCAGATCTTGCAGGGGTTTGGTTAGGGGGTTGGAAATGGGCCGGATGTCTCTGACTCCAACATCGCTTGGAATGTTGTTGGCAGGTCGAGCGTCGAGCGAGTCAAAGGCGGATTTCAGACGCAGCCCGAAGGAAGCAGACAAAGCCGCGCCAAAGGCCGTGTTAAAGAAAATGTAGAGCCATGCTGGATTGGTCAGGTGATGAGCGAATGTCGCGATCATCTTGCCGGGGTCTGCGAGGTTGATATCAGGCAAAAGCATCATCAAGGCCGCCGCCGCGAAACCACTGATAAAAGAGGTGGCGATATCTGATGCCATCTTCGATCCCTCAAGAGATTTGAGTTGCGCGAGCATATTTTTCTTTTACTCCCTTTATCGGGAAGGGCAAGAGCTTTTTACGCTATTGCGTGTCGATCTTTTTCTGAATTCGGATCAATGCCAGCTTGGTATCGTGCTGATCGAGCCCCAAATCATCGACCTTGCCATTAACCTTGTCCATCTTGGCGTTCAAATCAGATATGCTGTTGGAATGCTCGCGGAGAGTGTTCCTAATGTCGTTGAGCGTGTTGGCGCATGTCCAGACGCCAATAGCTCCCGCTGCCAAAATAGATACAACAGCGGGAATGCCCACCGTTGTTTTTAGAAGGTCGATTTTGTCGCTGCTCATAAAATCAATATCTTACTGACTTCCTGCGTTGAAAAGAGTGAAAGGACTCACATCCAAAGGATTGGTTGATGTGATTGTGGCAGTCGTTCCGCTAACTGTAACCGTAAGACTTCCTACATTAGTCAGGGAACCAGAGGCTTGATTATTCTGCACCCATGGATGGCAACCGGATGGGACAGTTTTCGTCGCCGTGCCTCCGACTAAGGTTCCCGTCTGTACGGTTATTAGGCTGTAGTCGGTCCCAGCGACTGCCGAAACAAGCGCTTGGCCGCTATTGAACTTTGCCATAGTAGAAGCGGTGTTAAGACTAAAAACGGCGCTTGCTCCCACATTGATCTGCTTTGTTCCGCTCGTTCCTAAATTAATCAGACCGTTCAAGGGAGAGCTTACGCCGGTGCCCGCGTTGAGGTTTAGATTCCCCCCCGATCCTCCACTTGATGCGCCAGAGGTTATTGAGATGTTCTGCCCCGACCCAGATATTGTTGCGGGTGCCGTCGCCCATCCTGACGACAAGGTTCCCGTGCCTCCTGAAGTCGTCACAAATCCGTTCGAAGTCAACCCGGTAAATTGAGGCGTCCCGTTGAATAGCTGAGAGGTGACGCTAGTATTACCATAAACCATCTGATTACTGGCGGTGATTGATGCATTATAACCTAGAGCCGTAGAATTGGTATACGCATCAGCATTGGCCGTGGTTCCGGTTCCTATGAAGGTACAATTACTTTCCGTCGCCAAAGCCGTTCCTGCGTTATAACCTGCATTATAGCCAAAGGCCACGTTGTTACTGCCCGTGGTGATTCCAATTAGGGCACTGTTTCCTCCGACTGCTGTATTCTGAGAGCCTGTGCTGGTAAACGCGAGCGCCGAAGCCCCAAAACCGATATCGAAATTAGCTGAAGTCAGGGAGGCCAAAGCGGACGGCCCAACACCTCCATTGAACGCGCCCGTCTGCGTTCCGTTTCCGCTGTTGGCAAGAAAGAAAGAAGCCTGGGAACTGCGCCAATTCAGAACGTTGACGTTTCCATCGATCTGAAGGAGAGGTCCGGGGATGGATACATCTCCGAAACCGTCTGCGGCAATGAAACCGCCTGCCGTGTTAACATTGATTCCAAGCGACTGAGAAACATTGGAGTTTAAGGCTATTCCGGAGAAACCACCAAACCCATCGTTGATTTGTAACTGCCCACTGGAACCACCGGAAGCTGTAGTTTGTCCAATCCCAAAGGGATAGGTGATGTTTTTGACCACAGCATTCGAGGCGATTAACGCCATGAGTTTTTCCCCAATCAGACTTGGATGAATCCCACCGCCGCCCGCAGACCAAATACTTCCGGTGATCGTGTTGTCCGAATACCCCTGAAACGAAGATGCAATATCTGATAGCAGATCGCAATATCCCGCGCCTGACCCTTGAAGAGCCGCAGTCTGGCCACGAATCCAGTCATTGAACCAAGACTGAGTCTGTCCGTTAGGAAGCCCGGTGGACGTCCGTTGTTGTACTGGAAAAGTTTGTCCTACCACCACGACATTGGCCCCGTAACCATGGGCGGTTGTCCAAATAGAGGCCATGCTGGTTTCGAAAGAGGAGAGGGTCATTCCATTCGTTCCGGCAGAATCGTTTGTCCCGTAGTTCGACCAGAGATACATTTTGCCCGATCCAGAAAGCAGAGAATACATGGAGGCAACCGTCGCCGTTCCAGTGGCAGAGGAGGCTCCATTTACATATTTTGTATAGTTATAGGTTCCTCCGGCCATAAGCTGAAGGCCGCTGTTTAACTGGGAGCTTGTCGGGCCAGAAGTTGAGCCACTGATCGCAAAAACATAAATGGGAATATTGGCCCATTGAGGCAAGCCTGACATAAGTTCCCCAGGCGGAGTACCACCGCCGACTCCCGCCGAAATGGAATCACCAAGAATCACCCCAATGCTTCCAGCGGGAATTGTGAAAGCCTGCGCAATTCCATAATTATCGAGAGGCCCAAGCGCAAAATTGGAACCCGTAAGGGTGATGCCTCCACTTGAGGTGTAGGAGCTTCCGCCCCCACTATACTGAGGAATGTTGAGAGTCGATCCTGATAGAGTCGCGGCTCCGCTTGTGCCGGTCGTGGTAAGTGTAAGAAAGGGTTGGTAAGAGGACGCCGATGTATAGGCGGCACTTCCAAGCGTCCCACCCGCGCCGATATGCAGCGTCGATCCATCCGTACCCGCAAGGGTCAGCGTATTACTCGACGTGAAAGTTTTCCCCGCGCCTAGAGTCAGAGTTCCCGTTCCGGTTGTGATCGTATTGCCATTGATGGTTGAAAAAGTCGGTGCGCCCGAAACCGTGCCGAGTTTAAAAGTTAGGCCGCTCATATCGAGCGTTGGAACACCGGTAATAAGTGGAGCATTAGCAGGCTGTCCATTAGCAGGATTTATCTGAAGCGAGGGATATGTAGTCCCAAGGGCGGGTACTGTAAGAGCGAGAATTAAGGATAGTATTTTCATGCAGATTGGAAGTTGCAAATCCATTTCGAGACTGTGCCCCAATAGAAAGCGATCATGGTGGAAGTGAAAGCGGTTCCCGATGACGAGACAGTTGCAATGACTGTTCCTGTGTTGTCTTTGAGTTCGAAGATTTGACCAGCAACAGCGGGGATGGCGCAATAAACGAAAGCCGTATCGCCATCGCGGGCGTTCGTGGGGGAGAGTTCCGCAATCGACGTATTGCCCGATGTTCCCGACGCAGGCGCGAGATTGTGATGGGAGATGATACCTAACCGGTTAAGTGCGATCGAGCCTGTAGCAGTCAAACTAGGCGCATCGCTGGCTGTGGCAAGATCGAGGTTCGTTCGTGCGGTGGAGACGCTGGCGAGATCGGATAGGTTGCTGGCCCGCTTGGCGTAACGGGCATCAGCCTGGGCTTCTGTGATGTAACTATATTGCGGGGCCGGGACAAGTTGAGACAGATTGATAACGTTTTTATTAACGTTGACATTGAGTTGCAACGGAGTCGATTGCCCTCCACCGCTTGGCGTAACCTGAATTTCCAATTCCAATGTGATTTGATTGATTCCGGTTCCCGCCGAAATAAATCGTTGTAGCATTGAATATGTCGAGAGATTGAGAGAGCCTGTTAATCCAATCGGCACAATGAGATTTGCCACATTGACCGTGAAGGGTGTATTATTACCCGTTGGGTCTGTGATCGTGAACGGGCCACCAGCATTGCCCGAGACAATGTAATTCGCGCCTAATGCATTCAGGGCATTGGTAACGGCTATTGCTGTCGTGCCCGAGATCGTGGCGGCGATGGCTTGCGTCGTGATTAGCGGCGTCGAGATGGTGAATGATCCATCATAAGCGCCAGAGGTGAGTGTGATCGTTTGGACGCTAGGCGTGGTGAACGTATAGTTTGCGGTAGCACCGCCCGCAGTCGTGATATTCGAAAGAGTAGCGGTTGTGCCCACCACTGCGAGCAAGGCCGTATTAGCTGGAATGCCCACCCCCGAAACCGCCATGCCGACCACTAATCCCGTCGTGCTCGATAGCCCCGTAATTGTATCCTGACCTAGAGTGTTGTTGCCTGTCGGCGTATAGGACGCCCCAGTTGCCACTGCTGCGACCGTTGCGCTGGCTGCCGGGAAATCAGTCCACGTTTCATTGAGAGCATACGGATTGACGAAAATCTCCATGAGCTGCTCACTCGAAATTCCCACCGCGCCCACCACAACCTGCGAAACGACAAGTGAGGAAATTGGATTCAAACCAGCGGGATTGCCTGAAAAGTAAATCGCTGTAACTCCTGCCGGAAGAACAAAAAGATATGCTCCCGCTTCAGGATTCGAAACCGTTACGCCGCCTGCGGCGATAACAGAGGCTAGAGCATTTACTGCCGTCGACACAACTGATGCGATTGCTCCTGTGGAGATACCCGCTGTTTCATTGTAAAAGAAAAGTTGTGCGCCGGTCTCCGCTGATGTCGTGGCATTGGAAAGGGTAACGGTGGTGCCGGAAATCGTTATGGTCGTTCCCGGAACTATTCCCGCCCCACTAACAAGCATTCCGTTCGTGATACTTGCCGCACTTGCCACTGTGACGGAGGTTGATGCATTGGTGTAGGTTCCGGTCGTGATCGGTCCTGCCTGAAAGGTGTTAGTTCCCGATGACGGGACGGCGTCCAAATCGCCCAAACCCATGATCGTCTGGGCTGTGGTATAATCGACATCATCCCAAGGCCGGGAAGTTGTCGCTGACGGTTGAACGAAACGAAGAGAGACCGTCTCAACATCGTTCCGAATCAGTTCGGGGATTTGAGCAGGTAGCCTGTTCTGAAAACTCTGAATGATCCCTTGTTTGCCGGGATTCGTGATGTCGATAATCAGGCTTAAAGCGGAGGCCGAAGGCATTCCCAAGTCTTTACAAGTACTTTGATTTTGTCAACAAAAGTTCACTTTTGACTAATGTCTTTTGATCTGTTACAGCCTCCGCATTCTGCTGCTCTACGGCGAAATTCTTTGGACAATTCTTCCGACGACATTTGATCAATCGGCTTTCTAAAAAGAGGATGCTCTTTACCTTCGTACACCAACTTTCCTCCAATGTATTTTCTATACATTTAATTGAGCTTTAAAAGTAGCATTTCCTGCCATGTTACATGTCTTGGTCCCATAGTTGTTATAGCCCGCTGACAAGCAGCATGAGCTGCCTCCCACTGGAAAATCAACCGTTTGCATGATTCCTGCCTGAAACTCGGCTAATGTTGCGGAAATCGTGTCTATCATTTCGGTGCATGGCGCTGATCCAATGCATTGAAATGGCAGAGGATTGTTTCCAATTTCGACAGTGTTGCTGACTCCTGGAAGCCATGAGCTAGATACAACCAAGCCAAGTGTAAACGGTGTGGTAGCACTGCATGGGTCGCAACCAGCCAGAATCTCTATTAAACTTCCTGTTTGCGAAATTGGGCCAAGATTGAATTGCGCCTCTCCCGTACAACAGCCAATTATGACAGCGGTGAATTGATTTACTCCAGGCGGTCCGCTGGCGTAAGGAATTTGAGCCAAGGTAATACTGGCAGATGCCGAAATATCATACGAGGTTCCTGCAACGCCAGGATCAGCGGCGCAAGGATTAGTGGCTCCCAAGGGATCCCCGGCAGTCCACGAGTAAGCCATAGAAGCCGTAATCGTCGCAGTTCCCCCGAATGCATCGGATAGTCCATCCGCACAAGGTCCTGGCCATATTTCAGAGGGAAGTGGAGTGATCATGTCAGTGTACTTGTCGAGGTTGTTCCGCACTGCAAATATTGCTGAGGGCCGCTCACCGCATCATTGAAACAGTTCACCGTGTAGGTGCTGCCCACTGCTGTAATTGCGATGGTCGAAAGAAGTTTATAATCAGATCCCGCAGTTCCCACAACGATTGTCGCCGTTGGTAGCGATGTTCCGCTCTTAATTTCAATCGTTGTCGCGATGTTGGATGAATTATAATCGATTTGAAAATAGACAAGGGTATCGCTCGTTCCAAGCGTCAAGGTCGGTGGAGGAATTACCGTCAGCGCGGTTCCAGAAATCGTCGGTGTGATCGATGCGTTATGTGTTCCTGGTGTGACGGTGATCTTCGGGCTTCCGCCTCCTGCCGTGGCATCGGCTACCCAATAGGCGTGAAGCTGCGGATTGGGAAATTTTTGCGTAGGGAACTCGACAAAAACCTGATCGCCCAAATAGCTGACTCGAACGCCACCACCAGAAAAGCGCATCCGTGGAATACTCCGCACGATGGAGTTCATGCGCCTTTCCGTTATTTGACCCTTGATCGGCCTTCCAGCCTCAAAGGGAGCAGGCTTGGTGTTCATGGTCCGGGATAGGTATAAAGATCGATGTCCCAGCCTCCAGGGCCCGAAAGCTGGTACTCCTCGTCAACGGTTACAACTCCGCCTTGCTGGCGCCATGAAATACCCGTAAAGAGATAATTCTGGCCTGCCGGCGGAGTCGGAGGGGCATAAGGTGTTGATGGCGGGATGACGATGTATCCGACGAGATTTGTATAAGTTGGAACTGCAGACGCAGCGTAATGCCTACGCCATACAAAGCCTGTGCGATAGAATGAATCAATACCGCGTAACTTCTTTGTGTAATAAAGAATGGCAGCAGGTCCACTCAAAAGAGGATCGACACTAGAGGGCGGCGAATTGTTGGCGAGGGCGTTTCCCACTGTCGCTATATCGCTCCGCGTTACGGGCGATGCATCGGGGTCGGTTCCCGGAGGGCCTGCAAACTTGGGAGTTGTTTCAATCGGCTCCGAGGTCGTTGAAATTGATCCGTCTACCTGTTCAAGTAGCGTGGGATCTGATGCAAAGATTCCCCTATATCGGGAGATGAGATTGCCCATGCCTCCCTTTTCATGCTGCACTTCGCCATCGTAATAAAGCAGAGCGGGAAAATCAGGATGAGGTTGGAGGGGTGACGGCACATAAAGAAAAAGCTGGTTCCATGGCACGCGCTGCTTAAGCACAAATTCTGCGCTACCATCCGGCAGAATGGCTCCCGAGTCTTCCCATGTCCTGAGAAGCTGGGCGTTTTTGATTGAGACAGCCATGTTACCAGCCCCCCGCCATTGCGCCAGCTAGCGCCCCGGATGATCCCCCGCTATTGCTTTTGACGAGAAGTTTCATGTAATCAGCCATTTGTTTTGTGTTGCGGGCTGTGTCAAGTGCTGCTTTCTGCGCAATGCCAAGCCCCGTCTGAATGTAGCGCCCGCCGCCGCCGACTCGGGCGAGGCTATCTGCGATGACGTGGAAGGGATCGGCCTTTTCGGAGAAGATGGGATTCATTCTGCCTGGATTGGTGGCGAGGGAAGCTCCCGTTTTATTTGCGGCCTCGATGGCCTTCTGAAATTGGCTGGCAAGTTCGGTTGTGTCGTAGACGTTGCCCTTCTGAAATTCTATCTTTATTCCTCCCAGCTTCTTCAGGCCCTCCGCCGCCGTTTGGATTGCCGTGTTCTGAATTTGAGATGCTCCCTTTTCTTGAGATTGGATAAGCGACCCATTCTCAATATTTTTCAAATTCTTTCCCACATCTGTAGATGCGCTTGGCCCCCCATAAGCAAGCACTGCCATAACTGAGTTCGTCGGATCGATAGCGGTCAGATATTTGGCATACTTCTGCCTTAGTTGCTCAAAAGCCGCCTCGACTGTCGCAATAAGAAGCTTCCCGATTCCTAGAATCATCTGCGTCAGAAAGGTTCCGACAACAGCAAGGGCACCAATGGCTACTTGCGCGATCCCTTCCCATAGACTGCCTTGGCTTAGAACAGAGATTGCAGAGGTCAATGCCCCTGCCAGATAATTGACAGCCTCTTGAAAGCCAAGCTTTAATCCTGCGCTGAGAACGTCGAATAGGTTGCCGTTCGCAACAAGCCCACGAATCGTGTTCACTGCATCCACGATATAGCCTCCGAACTTTTCGCCCATGCCAACGAGGTCCACCTTGTCAATTTCAGAGATGAGTCCCGATAAAGGGGGGAGGACTTTGTCCGCGAGCCCGACGAAGAAGCCTTGAAGCTTTGTGCTCACGTTATCGATCTGCATTTGCACATAAGCGAATTCCTCTGCCGATTTGGACAGGACCGCCGCCTGCGTTCCGTATTCCCTCGCTGCTCGCGTTAGGGAGTCGGCAAAGCCCGCCTGCCCTCCCTTGAACATTTGTTCCAAGGGACGGCCAGCCTGAGCGAACTCTTCGATGTCCTGTCGCGCTTCCTGAGCCGAAAGACCGCTGGCCTGAAGAGCCTTCTGAACAACGAAAAGTTTGCCGGGATCATAACCATTGAGCTTCTGCGCGGCGAAGTAGGCTTCATTCCCGAACTTGATAGCGTTCTCGATTCCCTCTTTGAAAAAGTCGCCCACTTTAATTCCTGCCAATGCAACCGCGAAGACGGTAAGAGCTTTCCCTGCCGCCGCAAGGGCATCGTCCCACTGCTTGGAATTAATTTCCAGATAGGCTACGGCTTTATTTTCAGCGCCCATTGTTGAAGTCTTTCACGGTTTTTTTCATCACCTTGTCAGTTCCCTTTTTCAGAGATTTGCTCGCGATTTGGGTAGCTTGCTTGGAAAGACCTTGTTTGTCGTCAACTGTTTTTGAGTAGTTGACCATATCCCGAATCCATACCCGAGTCCTCCCGGTCGTTTCTTCCACTTTCCAAAATCGCCAGTTCTTCGCAAGCAAGCCAATCTGCAAAATTCTCCGTCCGATTTCCTGCTCAATCGTCACCCCTGGCTTACGCTTGATGTGGCCATGAAGCTTCTGTGGAAGATCGAGGATTTCAATCGGATCAGGAGCGTGAAGTAGGCTTATTTTTCGGGCGATGCGAACAAAGAAGTTTCCTTGGCTCCTTGCTAGCTTGCGGCTCTCCTTCTCGGCACTCTTCCGCATCCGATAAAGGGAATTCGATAAAGCAGAATGTTCAAAGCGCATCGATAGCCTTTCTGATGTTCTCTTTGCTTCCCTCTTTAGCCCACTCCGTTTTCACGTTGTTCAATCGCATGATGGCATGACAGTAGGCATTTCCGCGAGCCAGTGGAAGATCCCAGATAATGAAGTGCTCTGACCATCCGGTATGCTTCGCGATTAACATGGTATAGCCCGCTAGATCGTCGGGCTCGGCAAGTTTGGGTTGGGGTCCTCCAATTGGCTCATGTCGGAATTATCCGCAATCGGTTCGGCCTTAGTGGCATTGGAGGTCTCCAAGATTTCCTTGGCGATGCTGGCGAGGAAGCCGAAGTCTTGATCTGTAACCTCCTGCTCTCGCCAATCCATCATGGCTTTCAGGAACTTGTCGGGATCGCGCTGGGCCAGCATGAGGGTGCCCTCATCGCAGAGGCAGGCGAATATCAGAATCAGGATGTCCACCTGGCTGACTTGATTTCCCGCCCGAAGGCCGGCAGCAAAAGCGAAGTCGATCCGCCCTTTGCTGGGCTTGATGACGCGGCCCTTAAACTCCGCATCGGCATAATGGTAAAGGTTGGGTTTATCGCTCATAGATATTTCTTGATCAGGTCTTTGGTTGCTTGGCTGGCTCGCGTGGAAATGTTCACTGTCTTTTTTCCCTCTTGAATGATCTTGCGGGTATCGGCTCCATTGCGAAGCCAATCCAGCCAGACTTCCCGCAGAAAAAGAACGTCCATCTCATAATAAAGCGGATGCTCTTCTCCTAGCTCGTAATAATCTCCCTTTGGCGGGAAATTGGCGTCCGCTCGATCTAGCCGCACGTCCTGCTTCCATTTGAAGAGAGGCTTGGCTCTCTCGTAAGCCCTTTCGATGATGGCGCAGTTTTGGCGGTTCGTTTCATCGGTGGTATCAAACCAGAATGTGCACTGCTCGAAACTTCTGCCGTTTCTATCCTGCTGAACCTTGGTGACAGGATCGCTTTTGCGGAAGGGGATGCCCAAAGAATCGAGGCAGGAGGCAAGCTTGATGTCGATCGTGTGATAAAAATGGTTCATGGTTAAAATAAGTCGTATTGCTTGCCCCTGATGTGGAATCCGAAGAAGCCCGTATTCAGGCCCGTAGTACGCACTCCAGTACACCAGATCGTTCCCGACGGACTCCCCAATAGGATGGCCGCTGCCGCCGACATCGCCGCGCCTAGGCTATACCCACCGCCAAGAAGGATGCCTCCTATTTCGACTGTCCGTGTGGGATTAAAAAAGGAAGTCATTTCAACTTCTCCATCAGCATTCTCGCTGGGATTTTCATCAATGGTGGCGTCGGCTTCGCTCGTTTGAGCGATCATGCCGAGTTGAGGGCTCAGGCCCCATGTGGCTCCGGTTTGGCCTACGATGATAACAGACATAAAATAAATCTAGTTGGGGCCATACCGTTAAGCGATATTGGCGTACTTGGTGCCGTTAAACGAAACCTTCTTGAACTCGACGTTGGCCTGCGGAATCTCCGCGTCATCGACGTAAATGGAATTCGCCGCTGTGATCCCATAAGTGCTGCCTGTCTGGGGATCATTAGCGATCACGAGAGCAACGCCAGGAGCCGCTGCCGCCCATCCGCCGCTTCCAACAATCACGCCCGTGCCGTTGTACTTGCCCTTGGCGTTGAAGAATGCGAGCAAAGCCGCATCGCCCTGCGGTCCTTTTTCCTCTTTCAGTTCCCGATTAACCTTGAATCCGAGGCCCTGAGCGATGACGCCAGTTTCGGGACCCATGCCCCACGTTGCTCCTGATTGGCCAGCGGTGATAACAGACATGATTCCTTCTAAGCAAAAAGTGCTCAGAAGTCAACAATGCTTTGTTAGGGAAGGGAGTTCGTGACTTTGACGCCGTTCACGATGTCGTCTGTGGGCATGGCAACCAGTCCGAATTGATTGATGTACTCGTAACTCTTAAGTTCCGTATTCACTCCCATTTTAACCGTGATCGGCTTGAATCCGTAGCAATGGAATCCCTGCGTCTGGCTTAGGACTTGAGCAGGGTTGGAATAAACGAAATTGTTGATTGCCGCTATTACCGCATCCCTTTGATCGGGAGATGTTGGTTTGACATGACTCCGGAAGATGATTTCAACGGGGATCTCGTAGATGCCCGAACCTGGGCCAATGGTTTCCGCCGCTTCCTCGCAATGGATGATCATGTAGGGCTGGACATCCTTCTGCGCAAGTTCGTCGCTGCGATAGATTGGGAGGTTAGGGATGATCGCGTATATCTGATTTTGGAGAGCTTCCCGCAAGGCTCTTTCTGCGACGTTGAGGATGGTGTTGGGAATCATTCGGCCTCCCCCATTTTGTGCGTCCCTTTCCATTGCCAAGTGCCATCTCCCTTGTCCGTAAATTGACCTCCTCGGGGACAGGGGAAAGGAAAGATCGTCTTCACGTCTGCCACGAGCGCCACCCGCTTTTCTGTGTTTTTCCAGAATGATTTTGAGTGTTCCACGAAAGCAAAAGTGTCCGTTGCGCTGCCGTATTGATAGAAATCGTCGGCATCGACAATAAAGAAGTTTCTCTTCTTCGTTTCAATGAGATAGGTCATGCGGCCTTCGCGTAAATGATCAGTTCATTTCCATCATCCGAAAGCATAGAGGATTTCACTTCTTTCGTATCGCCCTTGGCGGTGAGAATGGCTCCCTGTGGGATGCCGGCGAGCTTGGAAGTCTGGACGTGGATCTCAAGCAGGTTGATGCGGATGGGGCCTCCAAACTCGTCAAGCTCTTCGATCACTCGATCCTTGATGATCGCGGGGTAAGGGATGTTCAGATAAAGAATCGTATCTGGGAAATCGTAAGTGAAGACTCCCGCCAAATCTGCCCCCATGAAAGAGCGCATGTCGATAATAGGAGGCTGGGCCATGTCAGGACTCTATCACGATGGTTTCAGGAGTCCAACCCGTAACGAGGACAAGGCACGATCTCTCGTTAACGGGAAAGACTTCAGGAGGATTCACCTTGCACCCTTTTTTCAGGAGGATGTTTTTCAATTCGTAAAAGGCCGCTCCAATCTTGGCGGCAAGGCGTTGATCATCGCGAGCAACAAGCTCTTGAATCAGACCCCATTGGCATTGGCTTGGGGGATAGCCGCTTTTCGGTTCGTCCCTGAGACTCTTGAGTCTGTCACGGACAATGGGCTTCTCCTCCGGCTTTTCGGAGGTCCCAAGGATGGGAATTTCACTCATTTTGCAAAATCCATTTCTTTGTGTGACTGCGGATCAATTTGAAAATAGTAGTCTCCGTTCCAACAAAGCCGACCTCGAACCGTTTCGCCATTGCGAAGTATAAAGCGTGCTTCTGTCGCCCGGGAAGCTTCATTGTGCCACATTTCAACAATTCGCGCATCCACCTGTCTCATTTCCGATGAAAACACTGGCGGCGCTTGCCTCGGCAAAGGATCAAAAGCAGATGCATCTAATAAAGCTTGGAGACTTTGCAATCTCCCGATTTCTTGATCGGTGGTCATTTTGCCTTTTTCACGTCCATTTTGATTCCCGATTCCTCCCGCTTGCCCATCACATAAATGACCGCGTGTGGAAGGGGAACGACATGGAGCAATTCCCATCCGTCCTTAAGCAGTTCGTTGGCCTCGCTTGCCCCTTTTTTAGCTTCTCTGATTTCAGTGATTTTCATGATTATTCTTTCCAGGCTAATCCCGATAGTCGGGATTGCGTTCATCGAAGAGCCTTCGCCCTTCCTTGTAATTTTCCGGCTTGTTCTGGTCCTGATATGTCGCGTCACAAGGCATCTTTCCCGTTGTGAAGTGGCGATGTTCGAAAAAAACGTTGGGAGCATCGATGATCACACCTGCCTTCCTTGCGCGATGGGTAAACTCGTTATCAGAGTAAATTCCTGTTCCCGGCCAAGGATCTTTCAGCATCTCTTCAAGCCATGGACGCGTCATGAAGCCATGGCAGAGATGTTCCCCGCCTCGGCCTCGTGAACGAAGATCGTCGGCGAAGTTAAGAACGATTTTCTTTTCATCCCATTTGTCTTGATCGCGAAGCGTGGCGATAATCTGTTCATCCCATCCTGGCGACGGGAATAAATCGTCAGCGATCACCATGATGAACTTGCCCGTAGAGGCCTTCAGCGGTTCCAGAGTGTTAGGACAGCATCCTTCCTTGTCCGTGATCGTATGGCGGTATCCTGAGAGCAAGGCTAGGCTCTTCTCATCGTCATGGTGGATTCCGAAGATGTACTCGATTCCCATGGGGTTGCTCGCGGCGGACAGGTAAAGCTCGCGAACCGCGGCAGCTTGTTCTGGGCGCAAATAGGTAGGATGGCATACGGAAAAGATTGCCCCGTTCTTTTGGAATTGCTCGTTTTCCAACCGCAAAGCCTCTTCATGTTTTCCAATTGCCCGAAGGGTTTGCGTGAAGAGATAAAAGCCTTTCCAATCGTACCACTCGTGGTTGAGCGAGTAATAGCCCAGCTTTGGTTTGCCGATGGTGATCATGTGCTTGGCCATCTCGTAAGCTTCTTCGTTTCTTCCGTCGACAAGAGCGTAGCACGCGAGCAGAGCCAATGCTTCCCGGCGTTGCGGCATCAAGTCGTAGGCACGGCTGGCGTGGCTTTTGGCTATTTCGCAGACAGGTTCCGATTGGGCCAGCATCAGGTGAAGCTCGTACTTATCGAGGATTTGAGTGCATGGATGCGCAAGAGCGGCCTTTGCGCAGCGCAGGTAGGTATCTCTGTCGCCAAGGCTTGCAGCCTCCTGGGCCAAGAAGAAGAGGTTGGAACCGCCCTGCTCCACTTCCGCTTCCAGGATTCGAAAATTCCGCTCTGCTGAGTTTTTCCGGCCTGCCAAAGGTGAATGAACGAAAATGGCATCGTGAAGATTCCGCGTCTCCACCGTTCGAGTGAAGGTCAGGACTTCATGGATCGGCTTGATCCAATGAGAGAAGCCCGCATTTTTGATGAGCCGTTCCCGCCACGAGATTTGTTTATCTCCTCTGACGTGGTAGGGGGCCATGTAAACGTCTTTCTCTCCCGATTGAGCAGCTTTTCGAAGAGATTCTGCGGCTCCGTCCTTTAGCAAATCGTCAGCATCGGCCCAGAGCAGATAGCTGGCCTTGGTCTCTGTTGCAATTTCCCATGCCTTCTGTCGCGCCTTGGCGAAGCTGTCCACATGGGGCCATTGCTTGTCGTTGAAGTAGATTTGCCGGACGTAAGGCAAGTCGAGTTCTTCGCAGACCCTTCCGACAATTTCCATCGTCCTGTCAGGGTCTTGAGTGCCGATCGCCTGGACGAAAACAGCGAAGTCAACGGCGGGCTCGAAAGAACGAAGGAATCGCTCGATCACGGCTTCCTCGTTTCCGAGGATCATTGAAAGACAGATCAGGGGCTTAGTCATTTGATCTCCACGGCGTGAAGATTCCATTTCGAATCCATAATCGGAATCGCATGTCCTGGCTCAACTGGCGCGAAGCTATCGCTTTCGAAAACAACCAACCATCCCCGCCATTCAGGTTGGTAATTGACGGATCGAATGAAAGCATCTTTAGGCAAGCACTCTCCATCCAAAAGCCAGAGTTGGAAGCATTTCAAATTGTGGTGATTGGCCAAAAGCATACAGAAGTGATCATCGCCAATTCTTATCGCTTTCAATCGGAGATGACGCTCTTTTCTTTTTAGGAATAATGCCGCGTCCTCCACTAACCGTTTTCTTTCTTCGTTGTTCATACAATCGCGGCAATTTCTTGGTAGATGGTTTTAACGTAATTTTCGACTGAATACTTCTCGACTTCTTTGCTGGCCAGGAAGGACGTTCCCGCGTTGAACATGGCTGTCTTTTCCTCTTGTTTCATGCTGTTGATGAATTCAAGGCACTCCATGGGATTCTGGAAAGCGGCGGCGTTGACAAAGCAATCCTTCGGGATGTCAGCACCCTCTGCCGTGTCGCAGTATTCGTAAATCGGGAGGCAGCCCGCGATCAAGGCGTTGAAGACCTTCTCTGTGATGTAACCGGGGATGCTCCGGCAGTTCTCCATGACTAGGGCAAACTCGCATTGCCGATATGCCGCGTGCTTCGCTTCAGGACCGCAGGGAAGAGGCCCCTTCCCGCCGTGCGGCCATCCATGCCCCCAAAGCGCAAACGCCTCGCCTAAGGCATCAAGGAACGTGTAGGAGTAGTGGTAGCGTTTGGAGTAAAGCTCCCCTGGCATCTGTTGGAATTTGCAGGATGAAATCATGCCGACTTGGTAGGGACGGCGAACGTACTGCCCCGCCGCTCGCGCCTCCATGCCGCCCCGGACATCTGCGGGATAGCGCAGTCTGACCGTCTTCTCTGGCATGGGCGGCCGCATCTCGTAAGAGAAAATGGTCCGGGCAAAAGGAGCGACTCCCGCATAGGTCTTGTTGGGCTGAAGGAAAAGATTTTCGCAGACCATCAGGAACAGATGTGGGATGCCGCGATGAACCCACATCTTCAGAAGCGGATCGTCAACGGGAGGTGGATCGATAAAGAAGGCCGCGAGGATGTCCATGCCCTCGTTCACCTGATCGAGGGTGATGAATTCTACACCAAGCTTTTCCCGGCATCGGGATTTCATTTCCCCAAAGGGGTAGCAGAGCTCAGGAACGATGCTGGTCTCGGCTTGGATGCCGTCGCCCCATGCATTGCGGTAGACGATGTATCTCATAAATCTTTCTTTGTTCTACCATCTTACGCTATTGCGTCAAGAGAAAACCCCTACCGCCTTTTCAGACGATAGGGGCCAACGAGGAGGAACTAACGGGAAAGCTTAAGAGCCAGTATAGGACGTTGTGATCGCGACAAAGGCAAGCGGATCGATAACCTTCTCGGCGGTGTGCTGACGCACGCGAAGAATGTTCGAGCGACGTTCATCAGAGCGGTAGGTCTCGGGAGTGAAGAGGCCAGTCGTATCCTTGCTCCACTGAATGGTGCGGCCTGCGCCACCTGCCTGGTATTCGCCGCCCTGGACAACACCAACCCAAATGTAAGTGTCGCCCCAGATGAAGATGCCAGAGTAGGAGAGGCCCTGCTGATTCCCGTTATAGGGAGCTTTTCCGATGAAAAGGTTATCCACGCCGAAAGCGCGAGCAACATCTTCTTCAGCGGGAAGAGCCCGTTGGCCGGCCACGCGAGGAACCACGCCGTAAACCTGGTTCTGCAGCAACTGACAGCGACGAACGAAATAGAACAGATTCGCGGACATGATCACCGAGTTGGCGATATAGCCGTTCTTGGCCAGAGCCAGTTTTGCGGTGTCCACATCGCCACAAGGATCGACCAGACCTGAAGTGCCAGTCTGATTCGCCTTGACGTAAGACGCAGCAGGGGTGATCGGCGTAGTCGTGAAATTGGTCGTATTGAAAGCGTTGCTGATGCGAAGCTCGTAGGAGATTCGAAGGGACCGCTCGAGCAACATCGCTTCCGTCGCCTCGAGGTTCATGAAGCGGTCGACTTCCTCTTCGTAACTGTCATCGATAACGGCTTCGAGGCCGTATTCCTGACAGTCGAACTGATCGACATCGTACTCGCGATTGACACGCTGATAGGATGCGCCTGATTCGCGGGGAACTGCGTCGGCGTTCAAAAGCTGGGCGTTGGCCAGATTCGCCCGCATGTAGATGCCTCGTTTGACATCTTCGGTCTTGACGGGAAACACGTCTTCCCCAATGAACATCTTGTTGAAGTCCGTATTCGCCTGCATCATCAGGGCGAAGATGTCGGACCGGGGAGTAGCTTGCGCGTTTGTGTAGGGCATAAGATTTTAGTTTTTGGCGAATTGGAGGACAATTCCTGAAGCAGAGACGCCGGCCTGAGCGGCGATAAGAGTTGGAGTGGTCGCGCCAGTCGTTCCAGTTCCAACAGCGTAACCGTTCGAGATGCTGTAGGCGTTGCCGGGAGTGACAACTAAACCAGGCGAGACGATGATGTCCCAAGTGCCGGGGGCTGTCCAGAGTTTAACATTCACATAGCGACCCGCAATGGCCGCTTCCTGCGTTACGCCATAACCGCGCGTCCCATCGCTGGTAGGAGAAATAGAACCGTCAGATTGAAGGCTGACGGCTGTCCAAGCGGAGATGCCCGCGGCGGGGGTGACGAGTAGTGAGACAAAGCCAAGATCAGATTGTGAGGACATGATTTTTAGAGGTAGCGGGTTGCCTTCGGGTTAACCGTCAGAATCTTCTTTCGACTCTCGGCGTATTCCTGGGGGAATTCCTTGAGACATTCGAGCATGGCTTGAACCTTGTTACCCTTGAGTTCCTTGGTTCGTTCTTCGACAATGGCTGAAAATTCTTTCTTGGCGGTCTTGCCGCCAGTGATGCCGGGGCCGACGCCAGCGGGCGGAATCTTAGTTCCGAGCGAGGCAGCGAGCTTTTTCGTAATCCGGGTTTCCATCGCCTCGAGCGCGGACTTGTTCACCTCGTCGTCCTTTTTGTCGTCGTCCTTCATATCCTCGTCCTTCTCATCATCGCTCATCTCGTTGTTTTTCCCTTCGGACGATTTATCGTCGTTAGTAACAACGGGCGTGACGTTCGGGTCAATGTTGCGGCCATCGCCATCGATTGCACCCTCGCCATCATCGTTGGTCAAAAAGTCGTCGAACTTTTTCATTCGATCATCGAGCGCCTTTTTGTCGTCAGAGTATTGCTTGCAAAAGTCGCCGAACTTCTTCGACATTTCGGCAATCGGATCGCCAGCAGCTTCGGCGGCGACGAGCTTCGTTTTATTGGCCATGGTGACTTTGTGCACTTTTGCGTCCTTTTTGTCAACACCATCTTTATTTTTTTCAAAAAGACTGCTATTCGCGGCTGGTTCTGAAACTAGCGCAGCTGCAGAAACTTCATCGCAACGAGCGAAAGCTTTGTTGCCCATGACCTCATCATCCCCTTCGAATTCGAGCGAGAGACCAAGATGATCGGGATTCTTTTGGGCGATCTCGAACATGCGCTTGCGTTCCGGCTCTGCATCGTAAACGTGCATGTCGCCGAGGATCTTGCTGCTCGTCTTCTCGAATTGATCGAACCATCCTGCCGTGCTCATCACTCCTGAGCCGTGATCGATCTTGAGTTTGAGCGTTCCGAGCTCAGTGAGGCAATCGAAGATTTGATCCAGGGTCTTGCCATCAACCCAGATTTGCTCTCCATCATCTGTCTGGTGGCCCTTGGCGCGGCCTAGGGAGATAAGGGAGACTTGACGGATTGTTCCGTTTGGAGCGTCTACTTTTGATTCTTCAATGGAGAATTCATAAGCTCGGGATGCCATGCATTTTGTTTACTTCCCTTTATCGGGAAAGTCAACATTTGTGCACTTTCATCATTCGATCTTTTTCTCTTCTGCATTTCCCTTTTCGCTTTTTGTCGAAGAATTGTTCGCAACTTCGCCAGTTCCAGAAGTTCCATCATTACTTATTTTTTTAATTTGTTCCGGTTTAAACGCAACTACTTCATAGTCAACGTCATTAGGAGATCCCACAATACTACCATCAAAACCGGCCCTTATCAGCTTTTGAGTAGCAAATCTATCAGATGCCGTTCCGCTTGCTTTCCCGTCTTCTTCCTTTCCATTATATAGATAAGTAAGAATCCTGTATACGTCTCCTTGATCGCCATTATTCGATTCCCGCCTCCATTGACGATCAAATTCTTCTCTTTGTTTAGGATTTAATTTTCCTCTTATCTTTTCAACCATTGTTACATCGGCCGGCTCATTCCATTTGAGAGGGTTTTTGATGTCAACTTCGTAATGTCCTACTCTCTCTTTTTTCCCGCCTGCGTAAGCTAGGGCTGCATCATGATTTGAAAAATATATTCCATACCCAAATTGGGGATTATAAGTATGTCCGTTTTCATCTCCTATCCTGTCGTAATCAAAATTTTCAGGAGGATTATTGTTCCTCGTTCCATGGTGCAATACCATTTTACCCTGCCCTCCCCCACTGGTCCATTTTCCCGATTCATCTCGGGCTTCGCTTGAGACGTCGGTCGCAAACTCTTTCACGTCTCTGCTTCCAGCTTCTTTTTTTGCAGTGGATTCGCCAGTTCCATCATTGGATTTATCCTTTGATGCAGCGGCTCCCTGCGGGATCGGGCCTGAGCCAAAGACCTCCTCAAAAGTGTTGTCTCCAGAGAGGGCTTCTTTGCAGTCGCTAACAAAGCGATCTTTTTCCATGGCCCATGCCTTCACGTCGCCGTAATTTTCGATCACGTATTGAGGTTCGGACAAAAGCCCCTGCTGGCGTAGCGCGGAAGCGGCCTGAGCTTCTTTCCCAAGATCGGGCTGCGGATGCGGACGGAAGCCCCATCGACCTTTAATCAATCGCGTGTAGTATTTCGCCGGGAAGATTCCCTTGGCGCAAGCATCGAGGATGGCAGCGTTCTTCAGGACATTCGCCTTGCGCGTGATAATCTTTTGCGTCCGCTGAAATTCGGCTTTGGCAATCTCACTCTCGAGCCGGGTCGAAACGCCTCCAAGATCGGTTGCATCAAGAGCGAAGGAATAGGGGAGATCGTAACAGAGCGACAGAAACTTCAATCCGAGCGTGAGAAGATATTGACCCTCACCTCCCGGCGTGGCCGTCTCAGGAAATTTGATCTCACTTCCTCCTGTTAAGTGATTGATCATGTTCTGATGGATGTCCTGTTGCATCCCGGTATAGCCATAAGCAGCCTGTGCGGTGGCGTAGGGATCAAGCGTGCCTTGTCCTGCTACGGCTCCGTTGCTGTTCGTGAAAACGGTCAATGACGCAGCGAGCTTCTGCTTTCCCCTCATGGCATCCCAAGTCTCGTAGAAATCTCGGGCGTTCGCGCTTCCCACGTCCAGCTTGCTTACTCCCCGGTACGTGTCGATCCGCATGGGATCTGTCATGTGGACAAACTGATTCGCTGGAACGTCGATGGGGTCTGTATATTGCGAGACAACGAGAGACCGCTTGAAAATCCGGTAGTGCGTGGGCTGGCCATACTCCCCAATGATCACACCTGCCACATAGTCGTTGCTGACGACGTTCTGATAGATGCCTCCAATGCGATCAGGTTCGACACCTTGGATCATGAGAGGGAGTTTGACTAAATCCTCCATGTCCATGTCTTCAGTCGCTCCTGGACGAACGTAGCCCCATCCGTAGTCGCCTCCTGAGTTCATGCCCAGAATGCCAAAACGCATCATTTCGAAAAAGTCGTACCGGCAGGAAATGTCGCAGTTCTGAAACCAGTCTTCGTGCAGATATTCTTCGACTTCCTTGGATAGAACGGAATCACCCGTTTGGGCATAGTAGCTTGTTGGGGATGAGAAAAGGGCATGCTTGCGGTTGATGGCTTTCGCTGGCGCAAAGTTCTTTTCAAGATCGAAAGCTTCTCGCATCAACTGAAGCCTGTCCCGCTGCGTCTGGTAATCGTTCGGGTTGATGTTCTGCGGTGCGTATTTGCGCTTTGTCGTGGCCTGAGCCGCATCATAAGCAAACTCGTGCTTCATCCGCTTGAAGGCGTATCCTGGCAGCACGTACCGCATCGCCCGCGTAAATCGCGATGGCGTCCAGTTCTCGGGATCGAAATGTTTGATATTCATTAGCTGGCGTTCCCGTCACCGCCAACATAAGGGGGTGAGGTCTGAAGTCCGGTCTGTCCTCCCTGATTGCGACCAAGGGCAGGATTGAAGTTCGCCCGAACGGTCATGGAGCGTTGTCCCGTCAACAGGCCCAAGGCGTAGTTGGCCTCGAGCAGGGTCTGGCGCAGCTCATCCATCGTCGCGAAGCCAAAATTTCGGCCGGCGATGCTGTAGCTGATGCCTCTAACCGCATTTGCAACAATGCCCTGCTCCGCTGCCGATATGATGGTTTGGAGAGAAGAGGCCGAAAGACCTACGAGTTGTCCTTGTACTGCCATTTGACAGCACTCTAGGACAACCCGCAGGCTTATTCAAGCTTTTGATGGCTACTGAAACTTTCTGGCCTGAGCGGCATCTTTTGCCATGTACGCCAAGTTCGGCTTCACCGATGAACGAAAGTTATATACCTCCTCAATGACTTGAAGCGCCTGATCTTTCGATGCGCACTTGACGATGGCCAATGGATTCCCTTTGGCTTTGTGAATGAATGTTTTGAGATGGAATTCCTTCAGAGGAAGCATCATGACGATTCCGTAGAGATATGTCTGGGTTTTGATTTCCGGGCATGCGTCTTCAATCTCTTCGAGCATGTGAACGATGAGTTCCGCTGTTTTCGTTTCTTTGACTTTGAAGTTTCCAGCCCTCACGGATCGATTGACACTCTCCGACGATGATACGTGTCCAGACAGTACGGCGATGGCGAATGGGATCGAAAGTCCTCTCATCCGATAATTCAAAAGCGCCTTGTGGTCCTCGATTCCATTTGATGCATAGAGCTTCACGAACGATTCAATCGCCCAAGTGCGAACTATGATATTTTCCGTCCCGATCAGGCCAGCGTTTTCTTGAGGTTCGACGACAAAATAAATAAAGCTTCCAACGCTGGCCGCTGCGTCCACTCGGTGATGTCCGTCAATGACATTAAGCTTACCTACCTTATCTCTCCAAACCTGAACTGGCTTAGACGGGAGAAATCCATTTTCTTTGATGCTCGCCGCCAAAGCTTTCACGTGCTTCGGGGAAATGGCTTGCTGGTTTTTATGAGCAACGAACAATTGGTAATTGTTGGTGCATTCAATTATGTGAGATTTTTTGTTTTTCATTTTGTAGGTTTGTTGAGTTCGATCCGGTTCTGACAATATTTGATTATCTTCCTGAGTTCAGGCTGAAGGGTTGGGTCCATGTCTTTGATTTTGTCCAATTCTCTTTTCGCCGCCTCGCAGTGTTTTTCCGCATGAGCGAAAATTGATTTTGTCTTCGCGGGGGCCTTTTCTTTAATTTCTTCATAAGCTGCATTCACGCTGATCTCTCCCTGTTCGACTTGTTTGATGACCTCGAGTGAGGCTTGGGCCAGGATGGTCTTGGCTCGCCCCACCGATGCCTCACCGACTTGCATGACCGTCGCTGCTTTTTCTCTGGAAACCAGTGTTGAGGGTGTACCAATTGGTTGACCCTCTTTTTTATGCTGGTTGTCGCCCAGCTTTATATTCGCCAATTTGGCTGCGATCATCGCCCGCTGCGATGGCGTCTCATGCCTGCGATTCTCGTTGATGTCCTTCGCGAATTGGACGGGGTCTGTTCCATCGAATTGCACCGTCATCGGCCTCGCGTGGGCCGATAGGCAGGCTCGATAGCGGTTTCTTCCGTCGAGGATTTTTCCTTCGTGGATGGTGATCGGCAACCGTTGCCCGTTTTTTTTGATGCTATCGGTTAGTTCGGCCATCTGCGCGTCCGACATCATCGGCCAACAAGCTGCTATAGGATGATCTTCAAGCGTCATTTGCCCTCCAATAGTTTGAGGGCCTTCCTCACTTTGGCCTGATACGCTTCCCTGTTTTTCTTGACCGCTGCCAGTTTGGCGAGGCTTTTCGATTTGCCGCCTTTTTTCCCTAACTCCGAAAGGTATTTTTTAATTTCGTTTTTGCTCATTGAAGCGGTTTATCAAACAACCTCTTTCATGTAAAGATTTATTTACCCGCATCGGAGTCGCCGAAAGCTCGCCGTTGCCGTTGCGCGGTCCTGAGTTGTTCCTGTAAATCCCTGAAATCTTCCCTTTGACGGGAATCGAGCTTGGTCATTCCTGCATAGCGATTGAGCTTTTCAAGGATGCCTTCTATGTGGCTTTCGATTCGGGCAAGTCCTTCGCGTGAAATTTTCATTGTGGCGTCAAACTCCTTAAAACGTATTCGACTTCCCCTTCTCGAACATCTTGGACTTCATCCTTGAACGTGTAAAGGATTTGCCTTAAGCGGGGATGCATCAGAGCGGCTACGAGATTCATTTGATCGGCATCAAGCAAGTGATCGGCCTTGCTCTTGGCTCTGCGCCATTCCCAGCGGGCGACTCCGTTCTTGCCGATGATCCGTCCTTTGTACTCGACTGCCGTATGTTTTTTGTAGTCCTCGCTTGTATCCTGGGCAATGGTCATTCGATAGCTGGCCAGCCCATCCTTGATCTGGTGGTAGATGTCGGCAATAGGCTGGTTGCACCACCAGAAATAGCGGGCTTGCTTGAAGCCTCCCTTTCCATCATCCATGCGGTTCCCAAGCTGCGGCGTGCTGAAGGGCAGGTTTCGGGTGACTCTCTTGCCCCCGATGATCTCGTGATGCGGGAAGCTCTGCTTTTGGGTCATGTCACCCCAGAGCCCTTGCCATCCGTAGCGTAGGCACATGGATTGCACCTTCGGAGTGTCGTAGGCGATGTCGATCAAAGTCTGAAGAGGAGGCACTCCCAACTTGATTCGGTACTCTTCAACCTCTTCCCAAGTGTCGATCTTTCCTTCATCGATCAGCCTGCTTTCGGTTTCACTGTAGGACCTGCAGACGAACCATCGATGTTCCCCCTCGCCTTCCCGCGCTTTACCGCGCTGATTGTCCAAAGTGAAGAACCGGGCGATTTCATCGGTGACAGGATCGCGCTTGATGTAAAATCCTGTCATCCGCTGAATGTCCACCTTAGTATCATCTGGTGGTGATTCATCCCATGGCGCTGCCTTCCGCTTCTGAACGTAATCTTTGAGCAATTCGATGGAACCACGGCGAGATGCTGCCGACGCCTTCAATTTCTCTTCCAAGATCGTCGAAAGCTCAATCCAGTGGATTGCCGCCGCCTCGCAATGAAAACTCCTGTGATCGGCCCTGGCGTTCGCATTTGTGGCCTTGTAGCGTCCGCTCTGGCTTTGTTCACGCCTGAAGGCTTGATCTATAGGCCAATCGACTCCGCACGATTCGCAATTGTATCGGACGGTTGGAAGCAGCTTATGCCAGATGATGGAGCCGTTTTCGTCAACGGTATCCTTGTTTTTGTCGCATCGGAGGCGATCTGGGGAATCTGTCATCTTCTGGTAAAATCCGCAGGAGGGACAAGGCACCTCCCATTCCTCGCAACTTCCGTCGTTAAAGTCTTTGTCGCTTTCATCATCCAGGATGCTCCCGGTCGAGAGTGTGAGTAGCTTTGGTCCTCTGACGCCCTCCATGCGCTTTTTGAAGGCACTCGCCATGCCCGCCTTGTAAAGATGGGGCTCCTCGAAGAGAAGATAGCGAATGCGCTTCGACTGCGCTGCGTTCAAGTTGGCCCCGACGATGTAAAGGGGCATGTGGGCAAACACGATCTTTGATTGCCGCTTCTTGTGCCGATCTGTGGGCATCTTTTTGTAAATGAAGTCGTTGGCCTCAAACATGGGTTCGAGACGATCTTCTTTCGCGTCCTTACCATCTTCGTCCGATTGCCAAACGTAGTAGAGCGGTCCTGGCTCGTGGCACAGCACCCATGCAATAAAAATCTCGCCAATAAGCGACTTGGCGGCACCGGCAGGCATCCGAACGTCTACTTGGCTTATTCCAGGATCGGAAAGCGCCCTGAGTGGCTCCAGAAGCCAAGGAGCCTCATCTGCGATAAAGATGGGGTAACGGACAGATTGCGGGATCTTCAGGTAGCCGTCTGCCCATGAGGCGATGTCCTGGCCAGTTTGTTCGCGCAGGCTATCGGAAAGAAATTCTGTGATCCATGTCACAAGTCCAATTCCTTCAATTTTGCTTTAATCCTCTTAATCGCTGCATTGTAATCCTCGCGCGTCATCCCGGCCTTCATAGCGTCCATGATCACTTCCAATGCCTGGGACCATGCGCCTTTGACCGTGTCGACCTTGACGTATTCCTTTTGCGCTACAGCAAATTCAAAGTCCAGCTTTCGATTTTCCTTGGCGAGTTTGTCAGCCTGCCGCTGCTCCTTCTCCGAGACCATCGGCTTGTATTCGCCGGGTACGATGGGATGGTCATCGATCCATTTCGACAGCAACGAATTGATCCGGGCGTTCTTGAACCACTTCGCCGTCTCTGCATTCAGGGATGCCCGCTTTACGTCCTCAACAGTCTTCCCTGTCGCTGCGCAGAACAGTCTGCGGGAATCATACCAGAAGCCCTTCAGATGCCTTGCAGGGCCCTTCTTGCGCGATTTTGATGTGGTTTTCATTTTTAAATCCTTGTCCCATAGCTAAATAAGGCGACGCGGAACCATTAGCTTTTTTAGGATGGTCAAATAGATGTCTTATAGGCTCCCTATACCGCTGCTATTGGTGGCCATGGCTTCCATTAGTGGCGTCCGTAGGCTCCTGTGTTGGCTCTTGTGGTTTCTATTGTCGGAGTCTATTGGCTCTCCTATTGGCTTCTTTAGCTGCTATCTTCACTTACCAGAGGGCAATGCAATCGATTGCGATGTAGGTGAGCAAGAGGAGGATGATGATGGAGTTTGTGATCATTCGTTTCCTTCTTTTCGAGCGATTCTTTCTTTTCGCGATTCGCTCTGAGCATGTTCGCCACTACTAACAAAGTTGTGGCATTGAGTAGGTGATGATCGCTGCTTGCTCTATCCAAGCAGCATGTGGACCAGATGAATTCCACGAGGGAAAAGAGATAGATTAAGGAAATAAAGTTCATGCGTGCGTTTTGATGACGCTCCTTCGAGCGATTTTGACGATGGTTGAAAGTATCGGTTCCCACTTCGCCAGTCGTTCTTTGGGCCACTTGCGGAACGCTTCATCAGCTTCAGCCTTTTCAAGAAAAGCGATCACTTGATGCCCAAACTGCAATGCGCTGGCTTCATCGGTGATGCTGACTTTTTCGGCCTTGGCCTTCGCCGGCTTGCTCTTGCCCTTTTTCTTCGGAACTTTTTCGTTGCGAACTTCGCTCAATTCTTTGACTGTGAGCTTATCGGCCTCTGCGGTCTTGAGCAGCTCCTCGCGGATCTCGGGGTCCTTGACTCCTGCGACGGCTTCGTGATGGCTGAAGCTCAGGGCCGGGTGACGATTGGCCGGCTCGATCTCTTTGCAGACCCAAAGCACGCGGGTCAGCAGCTTGTCATCGATGTTCTCGACGTCGAAAGCTTGGCTGAAGTTCTGGCCGAAGCTCTTTTCCCCTGCGATGTACAAGTCTCCAAGGATGAATTGGATGATCTCACGCTTGGCCCCTAGATGCCTCCAGGCTGCGCCGTAACCTTGCACTGCTGCCACCCATGCGTCCCATGGGATGTCAGGGCTTATGGTGACGCCTAGGCCGTCCTGCGTTGGTTTTACAAACTCAGTGAAGAGTTCGTCCCGCTCGATTAGAAGTTCGGCGCTCATCACGCTATCCTCGATTTCAGGTTGTAGGCGCGATATTTGACGTGATCTCGTTCGCCTTGCATTATGCGGCGCACCTTTGAGTAAACAGCATCCCGGCGAGAATCCCAACTTGTAATTTGACGCGTCATCAATCCAATGCGACGGAAACCAGCCCATTCCAAGTAGATCTTTGGAGTTTTTATTTTCATGTTGTATTTGTCTTTCTCCCTTTATCGGGAAATCTATTCTTTTCCTTCTGTTGCAATAAAGTGATCAATTCGGGCGATGGCCAATGAGGCTGACTCTTCGGATATATCTTCCAAGTTATTAAACTGAGTGGGCCACTTGCTTTTGTAAAAAAGCTTTTCAGCCTTATCTTCTTCGATGCCAATTTCTTTCGTGGCGCTCTCTTGACACCGATTCCAGCCGAACGGACTCGGGTCGACTTTTTGGCCGCTCAAAACAACGGCCCATCCGGCGATAATCTCGCCTTCTTTGTTGGTTGAATTTTGTGTTTCCGTTCCTCGTATTCCTCTAAAGCTCTTTTTTTGATCATTCGAAGCTCTTCCATCGTCTCGCCGGGACGCATAGGCCCTCTCCAGTTAAGATTGAGGCCTTGGCAAGCTCCTTCACTTGTTTCGCATTCAGGTAGGCTCTCGCCCCTGAGTGATCGGCCCCAGCGATTCCAGCAGGTCTTACAGTAGCCTTCGGGGCATTCGCGGATTGGGATTTCATTGGGGCGCATGGTTCATTTCGCGGCCTCGACTTTTTTCCACGCTTGAGCAATGATCCGATCTGTCGCGCTTAGCTCCCTCAAGACAGTCTCAAAATTTTTGTCCTCGTCACTGATGGGTATCAATTCCTTGGAAAGTGCCCGGTGGAACTTGGGTCGGAGACGCGCCGATAGGTCATGGTTGGTTACAAAAAGACGGAAGTTTTCCGCGAACCATTCTTTGAAGTAGGTTTGGCTCTCGCCGTCCGTCCCGAGGTATCCCGTTAAAGGCTCCTCTTTCGATTGGAGCCAAATGCGGTAAGAGAACAAGTCTTCCTTGTCTTTCAACTCTGGTGCGGATTTTAAATGGTCAATGTGATGCCCTAACTCATGCTGGATCACGCCATAGGGCGTGCGATCAATGGCGTAGGCAGGCCAGCTCCATGCCCTGCCGCCCATTCCAGGCGTGGCACATTTGCTGACTGCGATATGAATCGTTGTGGGGCGGTAGAAGGCGCACGTCCCAATGCAGGCGTAGTAGCGGCGCATCAGAGAGTCGGGATGATCCTTGAAGAGCTTAATCACTTTCGGCATGGTAATGGCGTTGACTGCGCAGAACTCCTCCGCCAACGAAAGCCCTGATTCAAAAAGTTGTTCCTTATTCACAGCTTAGAAATCCTCTCCACTTCCGCAGCGTAAGCCTTGAGATTCCCTTTGGTTCTGATCGCCTGTTCCTGGTCTCGTACCCATTCCATTATCTTCAGGACGGTCTGAGCTTTGGGCTCGCGCTTGAACGATGTCCATTCGTGCACGCGCTGGGCATTGGAGCGGATAGCTTTGGCCAGACTGGATAGTCCTGATGGCTCCGAGGCAATGTACTGTCCGTTTTCTTGCCGCTCTCTTTCCACGGCCATGATATTGCAAATGGCCTTCACCCGATCCATCAGCGCAAACCAGTCTGGCTTATCTTTTCGTTTCACAGTTTCCATAGTACGCTTTTGCGTTGTGGCGTCAATCCCATTCAGTCCTTTTTTTGGTCTGTGCGTAGATTTGCTCTGGAGCCTCATCGAAGTATTTGAATAAGGCTGGGCACAGCCAGCCATCCATTCTATATTCCTCGCATCGATACCAATTGCCCCCTTGATCTCCTCTAACCCAGTCTAGCCGAATCTGGCTCCCGACAAAGGGAGCGTGAGAGAATAGGAGCGTCACGCCTTTATGGGCATTTGGAATTTCTCTCGTCAGAATATCCAACATCGTATCAATTCCAGCGACAAATGCTTCTCGATTAAGTCCTGTCGATTCATCGTCGAATACCCATTGCCCGTGGAACTTGTAGGGAGTGAGTATCATGATCTGATTCATTCTTCCCCTTTGACCAAATCCTCAAAAAGAACTCGGTCATTGGCTATTTCCTCTGCGCTGTACCCTTCTTTTTTGCCCAAAGTTTCTCCGTTTTTTCTCCACCATTCGATCGTG